AAAATCGCCCGGATCGTGACCAAGCACCCAGCGATTCCATACAATCGCAAGCGGCGCGGCCATTTGTATCTGCCCGGCTATCGCTTCACGAATTGCCTTATCGCTTGTCATGCGGCGATGTCCGTAGCCGAGAGCCGATCGAAACTCTCGATCACATCCGATTGCTTAAGCCGTTCGAGGATTTCGGTAATTGCCGGGAATACGTAAGGACGCGCCGCCATTCGCCTTGTACCAAGCTCGAGAAATGTCTCGTAGCCGGTATTTATCGTAAGCACCGCTTCGGTCGTCGACGGAAAGCTCGTTCCCCTGAAAGTCTCCTGAAGCAGCCTGCCGGAGCGTCTCGCCGGCGGTTGCCCTGGTGCGCTTGCGCGATATGGTCTGCCTTTGTACTGGTACGTTCGCCCGCTCTTCGGATCGCGAAATGAACGAATCATCTGCGCCTGAATATCGCGCATTACATGCCGTACGAGCGCTTCGAGCTGCTTCTCCTCGAGCGGCCCGATTTCCACTTCGATTTTGTCAACGATGACAAGCGAAGCGGTATCCGTGAATCGCCGCCCGCCTAAATCTGTGAAGCCTGGTATGAGTGCCATTACTGTTGCGCTATTGCCTCAATTCGCAGGTGGTAAACGTGCCCTGGTTTCATGGCATTCTCGGTTTGCATCACGCGATAGCGTTGCACCTCGCCCGTATCCGGTTCGATGAGTACTGTCGAGACGTTTCGCAGCATTGCCCAACTGACATTGCTATTTGCTATCTCGAGCCGCCATTGCTCGATCGCACCGCTTTCGATGGTGGGCATTCGCCGCGCTGACCAGTAATCGCGTAATTCTATGAGGACGGTTTCGCCCGCTCCCGGCGTGAGCGAATAGAGCGTGCAAGTCGCAGCATCGCCAAAGAGCACGCGGCGCTCGCGTTCGAGCATGGTCGGATAGATGCTTGAACCAAGTACGGAGCGAAAGCTCGCAGCCGGCGCGCCGGTTCCGGTAGCAATGCCCATGTGCCGCGAATGGCGCGCAAGAGGCGGCGCGAGGTTATGGACTACCGGCAAAGGCGCATCTACCGCTACGCCAAGCGTAGCCGGAATAAATACGCCCTCATTTACTGACGGAGGATAAAGCGAGACGGAGAGCGCAAGCTCCGGAATGGCAAATGCCGATTCACGGATGAGCACCGGAGCATGAGCAATAACACTTGACGAAAGCGTGAGCGTATCGACCACGCGACAGCATCGCTCGAAGAATGGCACAACCTCGGCAGGCGTCATCCCATGCTCAACGCCATGCTCACCGTGAATTGTGAGCACTGCATACTCAAGCGCCACGCCGCTCACGTATGCCGAGAATGCGTCAGCGTTCGTGGATTTAAGGACGAGAGTATCTTCAGGTGATGCAGTAAATCGAAATCGCTTCCCGGCGTATTCACTCACTGGCCGCAGGATTGGATCATGCCCTGCCGTTTGTGTTGCGTAGTTGCCGCCGCCTGGAATGTTGTAAGCCGTATTGATCGAACTATCAGCCCAGTCGAGGTCGTTATACATCGACCCTAGATTGCATACCGGCAAGCCCAGGAATGCGCCTTTGACACCTGCAATCTCACCGCGTGCAATCGAGAGCAGCCCCGTAAGCCCACCCATTGACCCGCCCCAGAAGCCGACAAACGTAATGCTGTAATTAGCTCGCATATACGCGATGAGATTTGCGTAATCGATAAGCGCGGCTTCATTGCCCCAGTTATCGCCATGCGCGCTCGTACCTGCAAACAAATAGCCAAGCGGAAGCATTGCATTGATGACATCTGAATAGCCGAGCATCCCCTGCGCGTCGTCGCCCATGCCATGCGACCACACGATAAGGTAGTACGTGCGTGCTGCCGAGAAGTCATCCGGCAATACGATGAGCACTTCCTGACCACCGACAATTGTGTTTATCTGCTGCATTCTTCGATATAATTGCGATTGATGAAGAACTGGTACATCGACAAGCGTGGCAACCCGCGCAACGTCTCGCGCGAATACCCGCTTCCGTGGCGTGAATACAGCACCGCCGAGAAGGTTGACGCTATTGCAAGTGGTGCGGCATTTATCATCCTGATCATCCTTCTCAGTTTTCTCTAGCTCGTAGCGTCTGTAACTCCCTGGTGCATAACCATCGAGCCCTTCTCGCACGTATAGACGGCTCCGGCTACCGTAATAATCTGAATGTCGTATTCGTACGGAATGAGCGGAGTCAGAGATGCCGTTTCCCCGCCTGATAAATCGAAATAGAGCGCAATCGAGCCGCCACTCGTCGAGGTGTCGGTTATCTGTCCGCTTATACTCGAGGCGGAATTGATCTCTTTTTGAAGTATTGCGTCGGCATCGAGGTCGGTTGCGTGGCGCTTAATCGTAAAGTATGCCTTCGAGATACTGATTCCGCCGGCTAATCCCGTGTACGTTCGCACGATTCGCAAATCATCACCGGCAACATAATCATCAATCTCGACGGAAAGATTATGAGGCTCGAGCGTTTGATCGTCCTCAACGATCATCTCCTCTACGGGGCCAACAAAATCCGGAATGACTGCCGTGACTGCGACCGTAAGTGCTGAAACCTGAAACCCCAAATCTGCAAGTATTGCGGGAGCGGGTGCGGCAGTCGTAATTGATTGCGCCGGAACCGTCAGACTGACTGGAGCGAATATTTCCGGCGTGTGAAGCGCAACCGCAGTAGTCAGCGCGGGAAGCTCAAGCGTAACTGGCGGTGTTGACGTAACGAAAAATTGAAAATCGTCGTCGCGGTCAAGCTGCTGATAAATATCATACGGATTCCGGTAGATTGTCTCGAGCTCGCCCAGACCGAGAGCCCGATTGTAGATGCGTATGTCGCGCATGGAACATGACACCGCGACTCCGGCAGTCCCGCCGAAGGTAGGTCCACCAAGAGCGAGCGTGTCTTTTGCTACGGCAGGCGTAAGCGCCTCGGTGTTATGCGTACCAGCAACGCCGTTGCAATACGCCCACCTGTCAGAATTTGAAACGAACACACCCGCGCAGAATAGCCACTCGCCGAATGGCACAGCCAGATTTGCCGCTGCCACGGCAAAGACTGTCGTCTCAACCTGAACCACGCTCAACATGGTCGGTTCGAGCTGCAAGTAAAAAGCGTCCCACACAGACGCATGAGCGCGCCCTATCCACACATTGATGCCTTGCGAAAAGCCTGAAATACGTCGCATCCAGCAGGTGATAGTGAGCGGTACGGTTGTCACTTTCGGGACAAGCAGGGGCACGCCCGTAGCAATTACCTGCACTGCGCCGTAATTGCCGCGATACTCATCGGCAAACCACCAGCCGCCAGGCAGCGCAACGCTCGTCGCAGGCCGGTAGCGTCTGTCAGCAGCAACGCCATGCAATGAGTCTATGCGCCCGAGCGGTATCCATTGCACAAGCCCGCGCTTCTGCAACGAGAGCGGATTGAGTACCGGCGTCCACGGTGCAGCGCGTTTGTCTATTGAGCGATAATCCGTTGCTGACGGAATCATATTTGAAACGTAAGCCGCTTGGTGCCGGATGTCGTGAAGGTCAAACGATCAACCTCAAGCGCCGTCGTATCATCGTCAAAGTCAGTCCCATCGGTTGAGCGCTTAAATAGCAGCGTTACCGGACCGGCAGCGCTTGCGGGAGCAGTAACGGCAAACTCAACAGTGCCGCCTTCCCACTTGTCGGTTGAGTTGTCCTGTGCTGTGCCGTCTACGTATGCGGGATGTGCAAGCGTACCCGTATTCTCGAGCACCGTGGCTTCGCCTGCCTCGAATGTGATCGAGCCATCGCTCGCACGTTTCCAGCGGCGCATATGGACGATGACGCCACTAATGGCAATGGTCTGCCCGCAGGCATTCTGCGCTGCAAATTTGTAGTTGCGCGGTAGCATCGACCCTCCTTCTACGTAAGCGTGATAATTCCCGATGCGCTCCACTGCGCGACAACGTTTGTGCCAACTGGCGTCAACGGAAAACCGGCAACGCCTGAATCCCAGTAGGAGACAAGCGGCGAGGTCCCTTCCGTGCCGGTATCAATCCAGAGCACAAGCGCCTCACTCACATCGCCCGATACGCTCGCAAATGTTGTATCAGCCGCATCGAGCGTGCCTGCTGTTGTAGTGATGCTTGCAAGCGTCGATGTTGCAACGCGAGAGATTGCCGGAACGCTCGAGATAAATTCATGCGCCGCGCTGTACGTATAATCCGCGCTATCGACTATTGACGCTTTGAGCGTACCGAGCGCGAGAAGCTGATCGAGCATTTTCTTTTTTGCTGTTGCTTGTACTGCGTTTGCCATTGTCGTTCCTCGTTCAACGTTTGGTTGCTGAATTGCTCGCGGAGGGAGTCGGCGTGGGCATTGGCCGGCAGGTTTAGCGGAGCAGAATCAAGAGAGCCAGAACCACGACGAGAACCACGAGCACGAACACCGCCCAAAGAACAAATTGAGCACGCCTTCGAAAATCAAGCGGCTCCATGCTTCTCGAAAATCACCTCGAAGCGTGCCGGGGCAAATTGCCCGCTTCGAGGCTTAACAGGAGAAGGAGTGTAAAAATTCATAACACCCACGCTTATCAGGCAACGTGAATCGGTAACCGCCGCCGGTAATATCGCGCGCGCTCTTCGCAATTCTTCTTGACCTGGTTAGTTGACATATTTCGCCCATTCACCGACAGGTCGAAATAGTCCGTCGATTTATTCACCTTCAAATCCCACGCATCACAGATCGCCCGCATCACGGATTCGTCGTCATACGTCAAATCTACCGCCTGATAACGCCTGAGCAGCTTCTCGAGCGTAGCCGCCGATAGTCTCGGATCACGCTCCGGCTCAGCGTGTAGATTGAGCATTTCAAGTGCTTGTGCTTCGCTCATTCTTCTTCATCTATCAGCGGCTTCTGCTTTGGCGGTCTAGCACGCTTGCGCTTTGGCGGCTCTTCGATTGCCTTATTCTCCGGCGGTCGATCAATCGCTTTTAGGTCCAGGTCCTCGAGAACCGGATAACGATCGAGCTCTGATTCTTCGATCTCCGAGCCCTTGCCAACGAGAAGAAAGCAAGCAAGCGGATGCCGCAGTGGTACCCGCTTGCCGTCCTCGGTCAAACACCACGCTACTTCTGAAACGACTCGCATTCACTTAAGGTGTCACGATGTCAGCATTGACAAACGCGGCTGGCCTGCGAATGGCAAGCGCGAGCCTCGCTTCACAAACGATCGTTTGCAGGTTCTTGATGAGATCGTCGTTCTTGAGGCCAACGATGAACGTCACTCCCCAGCGTTCGAAGATCGAGCCAAAGCTGAAGTCACCCACAATGGCGAAGCCGGCAGCCTGATTGACCGACACCACAACCGGAATGCCCCAGATGCGCATCACACCAGCATCAGACGGTGATCCAAACGGCCAGATGCCGGCAACAGTCGTGGTACGCACAGTCTGCCAGTCGGCAGGATTCATCACGATTCCAGTCGGATAACCAGCGCCACTGTTGACGACCTTTCCAACCGCGTTTGCGAGCGTGGTAAGCGCGTCGGTTGTGAATGCCTGAGTCTGAATGCCAACCGTGTTGATGATTCCGCGAATTTCCGGCGGGGTGCCCGAACCTGCAAGGAGCTTCTCGTCGATCTTGAGCATCAGCAGTGCGCGCAGATCGTCAAAGAGCACTGATCGCAATTGCGGCACATCATCAAGCGCCTGCAACGTAACTGCCGTCCATTCAGCTACCGTTTCGATTGGCGCATCGACAGGTGCCCAGCGCGGCTGAACTTCAGGCTTTGCCGCCCCTTCAGCAATGAATGCGGCATTATTCGCAAGCGGCATCGTTGCCTGATAAAACCGCACCGAACTCGTGGCACTGACTGGCACAACCCTGAAGAGATCGTAGACAGTCGGCATCACGCTGTAATGCGCTGGTACTGTCGGATCGGTCGTGCGCGGTCCAAAGTGCGATGACATTATCGGGTCGCCGGCAGCCTTGATCGTGCCTGGCACTTCAACCGAGTACGTCACGCCCTGGAAGTGACCCTGCTTCCTGAAGCCCTTGTAAGCATCCGACTCGAGAAAGCGATCGAATACGGAGAGCGCTTCGCTTGGTGGTCGCGACTGAACGGCAACGGAGTGCCCGTTCGCGCGTCCATTGCCATTCGCAAACGGAATCATATTCGACGCCTTCGCATCGACTTCGATCGCAGTTTGAGTTGCGGCTGCCGCGTCATCGAGTGCGCGAAGATTCTTGTATTCAAGTTCCATTGCGCTGAGATCGGTGTGCATCTTCTGCGCCTTCTCGACATCTTCGCCGCTTGGCTTCTCGACTGCGGTTGCCTTGACGAACTCCTCGCGCAGCGTGTTCAGCCTTTCGGCAAGTTCGGTGGATAGGCCCATTTTGTCCTCCGGTTAAACTCGCGTTGCTGCGAGGCGTTCCAGTTGAATACGCCGCATCTCAGTACGACGCGCTTCGATTTCGGTTGCATCTTCAGCCAGCTCCACAGCCTTGACGCTTGCAAGCGATGCCAGCGGATTCGCCGGCACAGTCACAAGTGACACCTCGTAAAGCTCGAGCTCGTGCAAGTGCCTCGAGCCGTCCTTGACTTCATCGCTCGTTACCTTGTAGCCAATCGACATTGCGACTTGTTTCCCACGCGCGAGGCGTTCCTGCGCAACCTTGCGCGCAAGCTGTGCGTGCGGTGTTGAGTGAAACTTGCCAGTGACGAAGAGCCCGCGATCCGTCTCGCGCGCCTCGTCGATCGTGCCAATCGGCTCAGTCCAATCGTGAGCATTCGCCAGGAATCCGCGCGCGCTGAAGTCGGAGAGCGTCTTCTGAAACGCCCCCGGCTGGATGATTTCATTCTGACGATCGATGTTGGAAAAGACGGCAGCGATACCCTCGAATGATCCGATAGGATCGCCGTCATCGAGCATCTTGAATTCAGCAGGAAATTCGCGTTTGTCCACTTGTGGGTCCTGAAAAAGGGAAAGCGCCGCCACTCATCGGGAACTCCCGGGAGTGGCGGCGCTCATCTTCGCCAAGTGCCGTTAGGCTGCTTCAGTTTTCGTTCGACTTGACTTTTACCGCTTTTGTCTCAGTCGTGTCAATACTCTTGCGAGCCGGATACCATCTCGTCCCGCGCTGACAGTTGGAGCACAGCGCAAGTACGGAACGCAGGAAGTGCCCATTCATCGACGCGATTCGCGCCCCGCACTGATCGCAATTGATTGTTTCAGGCTGCGATTTATTGCTCATGCTGCCTGCTGCTCTTCGGGAAGCTGTACGGCGGCTGCCGCTGCCTGTGCTGCCTCGCGTCGATACTCAATCCAGCATCGGCACCTCGACCGGCACGTAGATTCGCCAATCGGTACGACATCCTCGATTGGTTCGTAGTCTTCGCTTGCGAGTTCCGGGCATCCAGGCGTCCCGCGCGTCTCATCGCGCGCGCAATGCTCCGCCTTCGGGTCGAGAATGCGCCGTGCTTCGATTGTGCCTTTTGCGCGCTCGCGCTTGTCAGTGGTGCCGGCGAATGTCGGATACGTGGCTTCGGCATATTGCGAAGTGCGGTTGATCGCCTGTGCGGGGCTGACCGTGCCGCGATTTATTTCAGCGGCGAGACGCACCGCGAATACCTGCTCGTTTCGCGCTCGCACTGCCGCGTAATTCCATAATGCGAAAGTCATCGCAGCGAATCCGCCGGCAGCCAGCACCGCATTGACGTTATGCGATAGCCTGATCTGCTCCTGCATTCTCGCCTGGTATTCAGTCGACGATAGCGGCCCGAGCGTACGCACACGCGCTTTCACCTTATCGCGAATATCCTCGTCGACGAGCGCGAATATTTCCTCGGCAGTCTGCGGCTCGCCACTCCCAAGCAGCGCATCATCGCCCGTAATGAATCTGCCTGGTGCATTCCTTTGCCGCCAAAGCAAAAAGGCAATCGCAATCGCAACCAACTCGACGACGTGACCATCCTCGCTCTCAGCCTGAATCTTTCGAAGCATTGCCGGCGTAACGGCTCGCCCGCGCTCATCGACGTACACACCGCGCTCGGCATCCCAAAAGAATTTCATGGCGTCTCCTTCGCTGCGATCACTTCGCGAAATATCGGCACGCTGCGGTTCCATTTACCGATAGCGCCGGCAAGTGATGAGCACGTAATCTGACACGAGCGCGTGCATTCACGATTCTCGCAGCCAAACACGAACACGCCCGAGCCGAAATGGTAGAGTCTCGGGAATCGCCCGCACGGACAGCGCGACATCAGCACCTCGCGCACGTTTGGCTCGTCAGCCATCACTCCCCTGGTGAATTGCCGCGCTCGAGCGTTGGTACAAATGGCTCGGTAGGCGCGTCCAGGTCGGTTGGCTCGTTGTCTTCCGGCGCTGGCTCCAGCTCCGGTTCCGGCTCGGTCACTGGTTCCTTCGGATCGTCTGGCATGATGATTCTCCTTACTTTTCGAATGGCTCCGCATCGAGCATCTCGCGTGCTTCCTTCGGCCCGAATTTCTCCCACCAGTCGCGTAGCTCTTCGTACTGTGCCGGCTCGCTCAAGTTCAATTGCTTTTGCTCGATTGGCACTGCCTGCACTGGCATTTCGTTCACCTTGTCACCATCCGGCAATGGCTCGAGCCCGAGCGCGCCTCTCGCTTCATTTCGCGTTGTCAATCCCGCATTCCACTTGATCACTTCGCGTTCAGCAATCGACTTCTCATCCTCCTGCAGCGCCCACACCTCCGATGTATCGAACTCAACCCAGCGTTCCTTCTCGCGCGGATTGTAGTAATCAGGCAATAGTTGATGCCCAAGCTCACTCGCAATCACCTTCATCGTTGGAATTACAAAGCCATTCCACGCAGCCTTAAGTGCGCTTTCGTAATTCGCGTACGTTGAATGCTCGAGGCCCGCACCATAGCCAAGCACAATCGCTGGTATGCCAAGCACTGCCGCAACGCGCTCTTCAGGCAGCGAATGAATCTCCTTGAGCGACATCTGCCCTGGATTGAAGCCAAGTTGCGCAACATCCATTGGCGCTGAGAACACGATTGGCTTACCACGCTCACTGCCAATTGTGCGCGACATGAGCATTTCCTTCACCTTCTCCGCGTCGATCGTGTAGACACTGTCCGCATTTGGTTTTGGTGAGACAATGAATGGCGGCACGCCAAGCGATCCCATTGCCGCTTTCGAATAGCTGATTGCAGCTTCATCCGCGATTACCTCTTCGACAAGCGCACGCAATGGCGCGAGTCCCTTCCTGTGATTGCGCGGATCAATCCCATACCGAAAATGAATCACATCGCGCACCTCGAGCCGTGAGAGCTTGCCGTCGACTCGAATCTCGTAGTGTGAAATAAACTCACTACCATCATCCGGCCAGCGCGGTTCGGTCTGTTCTGAATCAAGCAGCCACAGCGCCGTCACGCGATCGGCTTTGTCGCGCACCTTGAACCAGTAGACATTGCCATTCACGAGCCAGTAGTACGCAAAGCCCTTGAACATCGTTGCGCCGGAGTAATACTTGTTCGGACGTTCAACCAGACGCGGCAGCGGATGATCGATCGGTACCCACTCATCACCTCGCTTCTCAATCACCCGCGGCGGCGGCTCGGCAAACTGAGTGCCAGCCCAGTTGACAGCCGCCATGATCAGCGAGCTTTCAGTCAGGTCAGCATCACCGAGGGCCACGGCAGGAATCTGCGAAGGCCAGTCAGGCCAAAACACTTGCGCGCCGAATGATGAGCTAACGCTCGTTGGATAGACTGGAAAGCGAAATGCTTTGAGTGCGGCACGAGCACGTTCGATTAAGTTTGGCATAGTCACACCAGCGTAATTTCAATCACCTTTTTCGCGATCATTAAATCCGTGAATCCGTGCACCAGCGCATCAATCCGGTTCGGTGAATCCTCGCCCGGTATCCACGAACACATCTCATCCTCAAGCGCGGCGAATGCACCAACGTGATGCACGCGCGCCTGCTCGTATAGCGCGACGATCGGCTCCGCGCGCAGCACCTTGCCACGCTTCGCATGAACTCCACGATACGCAATCGTCGGATCAAGCGAGTGAATTGTTTGCTTCACCATTTCGCCGCCCTGGTTAGTTTCAGCCACGAGCCGATCTGCGTGGTACTTGTGATAAGCCGCGATCGCCTGCTTCGCCCACACATTCGGCGATGCCTGAAGTGTCAAATCCTCGAGCACGTAAGCGTGATCACCAGCTCGCCCGCATACGACAATCCCACACGCATCACCACCGGCAGTAGCAGAAGGATCTACCGACACTACCACTCGCGTCAATTCCGGTACCTTCACCGCACGCGAATCTTCGATCAATTCACGCTTCCACAACGCGCCTTCGATGTCCTCGAGAAGCTCGCCGGATAATTCCTGTCGGCCGATTCTCGTGCCGCCGTATAGCTTGTAGAGTTCACTTCGAACGGATTCGTGCAAGTGCGGATTGTCGGCAGTCGTCGCGCGCGTTACGACGCTGTTCGAATCTTCGAGCAGCGCCTTGAGTACCTTGCGCGGCTTCGGCGTAGTCGAAACAACAACGTGAGGCCGTTCGCCTAATCGCAACCCCAGCCGCATATTCTGCCAGCATTCATCGAGCTCACGCGCTGCCGCTAATTCTTCGAACCATACCAGGTGATGCTGCGGCCCACGCAAGCGCTCGACATCATCGGGAGTATGCGCGCCGAAGAGCACCGCCTTCGATCCATTCGGCCATTCGAGCTCTCCCCAGCTGCGATTAAACTTTATCGAACGATTGAAGCTCAACAATCCCGTTTCACCTTCCACGCACTGCTTACGCGCATCGCCAAGCGTTGGCGCAATGACACCAATGCGCGCGCCTGGATTCGCGATCGCGTAATCTCCAACGTACTTTGCCACTGCATAAGTTTTGCCTGCACCTCGCCCTGATACGAGCAGCCAATAGAGCCAGTCACCATCGGGCGGCACCTGGTGTGGAAGAAGCGTAATCGGCGTGCCGTCTCTATGCGGCTCCGTCGTCGCTATCCACTCCTGCAGATCCGCTATCGGCCACAGATGTCGATGTCGCTGCTCTAGCGAGGGCGGTAAGGTTGAGATTGATTCCATCGGTTTCACTTTGCGCAAACTTGATCCAGTCGAGAATGTCCTTGTCCGTTTTAACAAGCTCACCGCGAATCTTTTCGCGGATAACGCGATTTGCAATTCGCAGACGCTCGGCTCGGCTTGCTATGCCGATCATCATCGAGAGGCGATCCACCTCGGCGCCGAATTCGGGGCAGTCAAGCCATTTAAAAATAGTACGTTCGTTAACGCCGGCAATATTCGCAACCTCCGCTTTAGTCTTGCCTTGCGCGAGTTCAATCGCCGCCGCTGATCGACTCGGAGTCCATTCAAATCCTGCCCCGATTCTGCCCTCGCTTTGACTCATACGCGATGCTCGAATCTCTCCTCCATCGCCCTTCGATACGCTTCGTAAGCTACGCCATCTTCCGGCGCACGATGCGTTGGCCCGTCAACGTTGACGTGCGTAAACACGCAACAATCGTTCACGATGTACGAGCCTCGAATCAGGTCAGGTGCACCAAAGGCAACGTAAGCATTCTTCGTATGCGTCAGTCTGCGCAGCATCGAAAGCGTGTGCACGTGTGAGTGCGCAAACTGGCGATCAGTCATGGGCTTCACTTCGAACCAGGCGTCCCATTCGTGGATGTAGAAGTCCGGCAGATACGGCTTGCCCTGCAGCACGAATCCTTCGCACTCATATTCCCACGTGACTCCGAGCGCATCGAGCAGCACGGCCCAGCGCGCTTCCGTACGCGAGCGAAAGAGGCGGCCACAGAACCTTGTCTGGATAATGTGCCCAACGCGAGTGTCAGTGTGTACGCTTCGCGGCAGACTCATACTTCCTCAAGAAACAATGCGCGTTCCTTCTCACGGCGATTCGCGAGCCCTTCGGGGAACTCAGTATCCCACTGCACGATTACTCGCTTCTTCACCCGTCCCACGAGATCGCGGATAGCTTCGAGTTCAATTCCACGTCGTTCCTCCGCTAGTACTGCGTCAATCTTCGGCTGCACAGTAGAGTCGAGATACGCCATAATTTCGTCGATTCTCGGCTCACGGTCACGAAGTGGGCCAGTCATTGGCTCTCGCTGCTGTTCGAGAATGGCGCGGATGGCGGTAACTTCACGAATGCGTGCGGGTCGCAATCCATCAAGCCACGCGATCATTTCGTCAATCGTTGGTTCACTCATAGCGAAAACTTATACGTGCTCAACGCAAACGCAAGCGCGAAAACACCAGCAGCAAAGAGCAGCCTGCCGAGTTCCTGAATCTTTGGGTTCGCACTGAGCGCATATGCCAATGCTCCGAGAACCGCAAACACAAACGGAATAATCGCTGTGGCCATCATTTCGCCTCCTTTGCCTGCTTCAGCCAGGCTTTGAACGTAATCGGTGAATCAAGCCATCTCACATTGCCCTTTGCTCGACACACGCGGCAATAGTAAACGCGATGAGGACCACGCCTGCGATCCTCATCACGCGGTGAAAGTATCGGGCG